ATATACGAGACGATGAATTTTATAGAGGAAGAACAGAAGGCAAAAGCTAATGGCTGACGTAAAATTTCTCATTAGTGTTGACACGGCGGCAGGGACGGCGAGCCTCAAACAATTCTCAAAAGAGGTTGAGGGGCTTGGCACAACGACAGCGAAAACCACCGAACAACACGGATTCCTTAATACTCAACTCGGAGCGCTTGGGACGACCATGCTTGCGTCGGTTGGCATTGTGAGCATTGTTCATAAAGCCTGGGGCGCACTGAATGACCTAATGAGGGATGCAGTTACGGGTGCGATTGCCGAGGAAAAGTCGGAGATGGGATTGCGAAGCGCCCTTGCCCTGACAGGCCGTGAAGCTCAAGCCAATGCTACGCATTACCTGAATTATGCCGAAAGTCTTATGAGGACTACGGTATACACACATGAACAAGTGGAGGGGGTGCAAACCCTTCTTTTGCAATTAACTAGACTTGATAGAGAGGGTCTCGATAAGGCTACGCGTGGGGCGATTGGACTTGCTTCTGCTTTAGGGATGGACCTTCATTCGGCGGCGATGATGGTAACTAAAGCGATGGAGGGCAATTATACTGCTCTGGCTCGCGTAGGAATCAAGGTAAATGAAACAGGAACAGCACAGGAAAAACAGGCTGAACTCCTATCTAAACTTGAAGTGCTTTGGGGCCGTGCTGGCGCGGAGGCGGCGACTTTCGGAGGAAAGGTAGAACAAGCCAAGATTCAAATCGGTGAATTAAAGGAAAAACTCGGAGCGGTTATCATTGAGAGCTCAACTTTTCAAGCAATCTTAAAAGACATTACAGGTATTTTTAGAGACCTCAATACGATTGTAGAACACGGTGCAACATCTCTAGATAAATATCTTAATGTCATTCCCATGTTCCGCGAATTCAATACGACTCTCACAATTTTAAGCGCCAAACTTAGATTACATGCCGAAGAATTGAAACACAACGGAATAAATGTTGAGATATGGGGGAAAAAGTTTGATGATGTTTTGAAAAACTTGGCTCCTGGGGTCAGGAAATTTTTTGCAGACGCTATCGAAAGTTACGATAAACTGCACAAGGGAATAGACCCACCGGGCGGTGGGGTCTTTGTGACTTTATCCAAGGATGCGGCAAAGGCAAAGACGACGGTAGGGAGTCTAGCCCATATCTTTATGTATGCAGCCGTCCCCGCGCTTGTCGAGACTGAATCCAAGGCGCGGCAAATGGGAATGGTTTTGGATAAGGCAGTCGAGCAGTTGGGCCAGCAGGTAGTCTGGACAATAGGCAATCTCAAAAAGCTCAAATTGACATTTGAGGAAACAACCCGTTTTATCCAGCAGAATATCACCACACTTTTCGGGTCGTGGTCAGAACTCTCTCGGAATCAGGCAGATACGGAAATCGCCAACCTCAATCGATCTTATGATGAGCGTAAACAGAAAATTCTCGATAGCATGTTGGATGAGGAAACGAAGGCGGCGATGATAAAGAACCTCGAAACGGAGCAAGCCCTGGCTACGAGAAAAATACAAAGGGAACAGGCCCATGCCAGCAAGAGCCTTGCTATTTTTGAGGCGGTTGCAAACATGGCGGTTGCCTTTACTATGGCACTCCGTTCGTTGCCCCCGCCCTGGAGTTTCATTCAGGCTGCCTTAGTGGTTGCGGCCGGGGCAATCCAGATCGCGGCGATCAAGGCGCAGCCGATCCCGCTTGCGCAAGGGGGTATATTCACAAGGCCAACGCATATCATGGCAGAGGCTGGGGCAGAGGCGGTCATACCGCTTGACAGGATTGGGGATGTTGCTCGGAGAATGGGCATCGGCGGAGGAAGGGTAACTCATCTCCATCAGCATATATATTTCGGTGGGCAAAAAATCAAAGAGCAAATTCTTGAAATCGTAGAGAGGGCTTCGGGGGAAGGGACGCTCAAGATTAGGGCAAAGGCTATCGCATGAGGAAACCATGTCTCAGAAAGTAAGGATCGGATACAAGAACCTTTGGCGTGACGGGACGGTTTATGGCCGATCATCCGAACATCCTCAGTTCCCGGCGGAGAATACGCAGGATGACAATACGGCCCTGCCCTGGCAGTCACGCTATGGCGCGGGAAGCGGGAATGGGACCTTTGTTACCATAGCGGGGGTAGCGAGCGGCTCCGACCTAGTAACCAACGGAGGATTTGCGGCGAATACGAATGGTTGGACCTCAGTCGACGGTTCTCTTGCGAGCGTTGCAGGTGGGGAAACGGGCAACTGCCTTTCAATTTTGCGCGTGGCAGGCGCATATCAAAACGCACAACAGAACATTTCTGGATTGACGGTCGGGGCCATATATCGCGTGGATGCCTATGTGCTGTCGGGCAGTAGCGGCAATGAGGCCGGGTTCATCCAGTTTGACATGGGGAGCGGTAATTATATCCGGAAAAACCTTACGTCTTCTTATACATGGACTCAATATTCCATAATTTTCAAGGCTACGGCAACTTCGGGAACATTGGAGGTAACTAAATTCACGGCTACTCCGGGTATTATGTATTTTGATTCCGTCGTGATGACTCTTTGTTCCGAAGGAAATCTTTACATCAACTTCGATGAGGGCGGTGTTGAGCTCGAGGGGGTTCTCGCGGCAGGGCAAGTATATAACGGGAATACGATGGCGACGGCAATCGCGGCAGCCATGAACGCGGCGCCCGGAAAGGCATTAACTTACACCTGCACTTATAGCGATACAACGTACAAGTTTACGATTGGGGCCGGCGCTAATTTTACTTTAAGATGGGCGACGGGTTCAAAAAGCGGGGGCGACATTTCCGGCCTTTGCGGATATGACGATTCGGCTAATGATACCGGCGCAGCAATCTACGTGTCCAATTACGTTCGGATCAATACCTACGAATATATTGATGTAGATTTAGGGGTCATGGCAAGATATGATTTTGTTGTCCTCCTGAATCATAACTTAAGTACCGGGGCCGTGATCTGGATAAGCGGGGCAGAGAGTGCTGATTTTGCCACAGGATTAGTAGCCGATACGATTACTAACGCGGGTAATAATATCTATTTCTTTTTGGCTGCACAGCGCACGAAGCGTTATGTCCGGCTGAGCATTTATAATGCTGACAATCCGTCTGGATATATACAAGTTGGGAACGTCGGGCTCTATGCCTATGTAGAATTTACACCCTACATTGCAGCGGGCGGGTACAACAGGGGCGCGGAAAATCCAAGTCTCATTGATTTCTCTGATTCGCAGAACCTCTTTGCCGACGATAAGCCGCGCCTTTTCAAGCGAGGCTATCCATTTGAGGGATTGTCGAATACCGACGCCTCGAACATTGAGCTCATGCAGGATGAGTGCGGGGATCACAAGGGGCTCGTCGTCTGTACTAATCCCGATGATCCGAACCATTACAGCGAATGGGTAACGCTCGCTGAACTCAACGAGGTTGCCTATGGGCATGAGAATTATTGGAACTGGACGATGAACGTTAGGGAACATAAATAATGTCCGGCATTCCCCCGACCGCCCCATCTTCTGTTTCCTGTACCGTCATTGACGCAAGCCATATCGATGTTCGATGGACAAACGGAAGCAATTACACGGCGAATCAACCGGGCTGGTTGGACATTGAGCGAAAGCCGGACGGGGGCGGATATGCGCAAGTGGGGCAGATTGAATACTCTCCCGGGATGACTTGTCTATTCCAGGATGGCTCACTTGCCGACGGCACGAAATATTGGTACCGGGTTCGGTTTGAATGGACAAACCCCGAATCGCCGTATGAGCAACTCTACACAAGCTATTCCGGCGAAGCGAGTGAGACGACATTCCTGTCAATCCCGACGGGGCTTAACCTTCATTCCGGGGATGATCTTGTTTACCTTTTTTGGAACGATGAAAGCCAGAACGAAAGCGGATTTGAAATTTACCGCGATGGCGCACTCATCCATACCACGGCGGCAAACACCGAAAGTTATATCAATACCGGGCTCTCGAGAAGTACGAAATATAAATATAAAATTCGGGCAGTCAACGCTGTTATGCAATCTGGATTCTCGGCTGAGATTGAAACCACTACCGGGGATTCGCCGAACGCGCCGTCAAACCTTACGGGATACGGCACGACGACAACAAGGGCTCGGCTCAATTGGGAGGACAACGCAGAGAACGAGACCGGATTTAAGGTCTATATTTCAACGAATGGCGCCGACTTCACATTACATGCGACGATCACGACCCCGAATATTGAGACCTATCTAGTCACGGGGTTGACGTCCCTCACCCATTATTGGTTTAAGGTCTATGCCTATAATGGGAGCGGAGATTCCTGGCCGTCGAATACTGCCGATTTATGGACGCTTGCAGGGATCTCGACGCCTACGAATGTCCAGCTTTTTCCGGTAAGCGGCACGGTTTTGGATGGGACATTTGAAGATAATTCAGAACTTGAGGACGACCACCGATTAGAATTGAAAGTAGGAGCCGGTTCATATTCTGAGGTATTGACCATTGCGGCAAACGTGACCTCGTTTCGATTGACGGGGCTCACGGCGGGGACGACCTGTTATGTGAAGATCCGGGCAAAGCAAGCCGCTGCTTATTCGGCTTATTCAGCCGAGGCTACAACGGTCATGCTTGATACGCCGGGGACACCGACGGCACTTGCCGTCAGTGAACATAAAGATACTTGGATTGGCCTTGTCTGGACGGCGGCAAGCCTGATCTGCCGGACGGTCATTGCCAAGTCCTTAAATGGGGCGGATTATACCGACATCGCGGAGATCGATGTCGGGATTCAAGAATTCAGGGCCACTGGACTCACGACCGGGGCCCCATATTGGTTCAAGGTCAAACATAAGAATGGCAAGGGTGAGGGCTCATACTGTACAGCCGTGACTCATACGACAGACGCAAGTTATGAGCCTACGGCATTCGAGAAGCTCATGCGCCGGCCAATGGCGGAGATTCTCTGGCGGCTCAAGGTCAACCCGTCTATGGTCTTGGAAGGATGGACTCTCACGAGCGGCGTGACCTATGAACAGACGATAGGCGAGCGCGGGATCGACATCGAGGCGGTCTATGAGAATGGCGAAGCCTACGCGGAGAAGACATCGATAGCGACGGTCGAGGCCACGGCCGCTACATTCTGGTTCGACTATTTTACGCGCAAGCTCTATATCCATACAAGTGACGGAATTGCCCCAAGTAATTATTTCCTTACTGCCTCGTTCTGGCTTTATTTTACAAATTGGCAGGAGGCCGGGGCCGAGACCATTTTTAATGATAATTACTATCTCCCGTTCCTAAAGAGCGAAAATATCCCATCGATATCCGAGGCGATTCAGCCTTATTACGAAGGCAACTTCACGCTTTCAATGGCCTCTATTGCGCTCATAAATGGAGTCATAAACAAACAGCCGTTCTTTGACCGGCTTGTAGAAAGATATAATTGGCTTAACCGGAAGGCCGTACTCGAAGTCGGGGGGCTTGATTTTGCGGATGCGGATTTCATGCCTCCTATACGGACCGGAATCATAAGCGATTGGTTGATAGACGATGCGACTTTCACGCTCAATCTGACCGATTTGCGCGAGGGGCTTCAATGTTCGATCCCTCGAGATCAATATAAAATCGAAGACTTTCCAAACATGGACTCGAACCTTCAGGATCAGTATCGACCGTTCGGATTCGGGACGATAACGAATGCTCCGGGCAAGTGCATCGATACGATAAACCGGATCTACGAGTTTCACAATGGCCGAATAAAGAGTGTGACGCAGGTAATGCAGAACGGGACGGCGCTCTCAGCCGGAACAGATTACTGGATCGATTATCAGCGCGGGCGCGTCACGCTGGCAAAGACCTTGACCTATCAGACTTCCGATATCATCCTGATTGATTTTATCGGTCAAGTTAATTCCTGTGATACTGCCATCACAAATGGAGGAGACATATTCAAGTATATTTTCAATAACTTCTTGGGACTTGATAATTCGGAGCTAAACCTGGATTCAATCAATGAGACAAGATATGCCAGAACGACGGCACTTGCCGCTTATTTTTATAAGGATTCGGGAAATTCCGGTTCTGATAACGTGATAAAAACGATTGAGCATTCAATTCGGGCCTATACCTTTCAGGACGGTTGGGGCCGGATCGGACTCCGGGTTGCACGCACGACGGCCCCGACGGATATTAAATATGTAGGGAATACCCAGATATTTTCAATCGCGAAAGCTCAAACCCGGGAATCGCTCTATGGCCGTGTTCATGTTCACTATAACGAGAATCCGCAAACGGAGCGGTATCAATGGATTAACAAGACGCTGAATGTATTGAATTGGAAATACGGGCCACAGGGCGATGAATCGACATCCGAGAATCTTCAGCAGTTGGACATCTATACATATTTGCCGACTGAGGCAGACGCTAATCTTCTGGGTGATGAGATTGTCGACCTGTTGGAAAAGAAAGTCGTCAGCCTCGAGACGTCCGGCATCCTCTATCCATGTCAAGCTGGCGATCTGTTTTATCTGAGCCGTAATCGTTACTATGATTCGGCAGGGACGGCAAACAATAAACTCATGCGGATAATCTCAATCACAAAGCAGGCCGGGAATCGCCGGTGCTCCATCACGGCAGAGGAAGTCGAAACATGAAAGAATCCGAGGTGGCAAAACAGAGCGATCTGTCGGCTCATATTAAATCGGCCTGGAATATCGCACATAGCATCTGGCCGAATATCCGGCCAAAGATTCCTTATTTTACGGAGACGGCAAGCGTTTCCTATACCCCCACGAGCGATAGCGCTTGGCATGATGTAACTGTCGCGGGAGCTCCGACGAATGCCGTGGTGATAGCGGTGCTTTCGGTTTATTGGCAGGGGGACGCGGATGTTGATTATTTTTCTTTTTACACCAGGAAAAACGGATCGAGCGCAACCTATGAAGGCGTTGCGGGTGGTGCTGGCCGGCATGGGAGCATGATCTTCCAGGTGCTCGATACAGATAATAAATATGAGTATTACTCTATGGTTGTTTCGGCAGCTTCTTATACGGTCACGCAGGTCGGATATTTGGTTATTCCAAAATGATAAAACAACTTCCTGGCTGGGCGAATTTTGTAGTGTTGGTAATCTTCTATGTTGTCCTAGCAAAGACCTTGCTTATACTTTGGGACTTGGCCGAAAAGTGGATGGGGCGGGATCCCGTGCGCGTCCTGATTCTCTACGCGGCAATGTACATGAGCAAATGGGGCATGAAACAGGGCGGCGGCTTAGTATTTTGGTGAGGTGAACGATGTGCTGGAAAAAGAAACCGAAGCAAAAAATATGGACACAGAACTGCAATTCATTCCCCGATCTCCCGGCCACGTCGGCGCGGCTGGCAAACGAATATTGCCCCACTAGTCATCAGGCTCAATATCTTCTTGGGCAGGAGCCGAAATTGACTTGCCTCATCCATGAGAAACCGGAGCCGGAGCCGCCTGTAATTCCGCAATGCAAAATCCCCTACTGCGAAACAAAAAAGCTCGTTTGTTTTACGGGTAGTATGCTCTGCACGCTTTCGACTAAGGATTCGGCGACATTCAAAGAGGCCGACCTTCCCGACTATTTCAGTTTCCTGGTGGAGCATGGGGTCAATTCCTTCCGTTCATTCTCCTCGTTCTTCGATGAGGGGGACGGCTGGAATAGCTGGAGGCCGGACCGGGACGCGGATTATTAT